GTATTTCCTATACGCTGTGCTTGACTTGTTCCTCTATCAATATTAAATAATCTACTACCTGTTGCGTCTGCTCCTGGGGCCCAAGTGTAAAACTTGTATGTATCTGTTGATGCTGCGCGAGATACTCTTGCTACACCGTCGTTGTAGGTGAGGGTGGCTGTGAATTTGTTCTCATTATTTCTGCTAATAATTTGATTAACTTTTTTAGCAAATGACATTTTCGGCGCACGGCGAATAATTGCTTTTGGATTGGGGTATTTATATACGGACTTAATCGGATATGTGGCGGCTTGAACTTTGACCTTGCGGAATTTCTTGCGGTTTTTACGGAGGTAGAAACCATACGGCATTTTTTATGTATATACTATATATTATTTCTTTAAGTTGTTTTTTAATTAAATATATTAATTAATACTTAAAGCTTTATTATTATACTATGTTATAATGTCTGAAATAGTTCCAATAGTTCCAGAGGGGGGTAATACTAAAACCCCCTCTGTTAAACAAATATCACCAGCAATTTACTGGTGTTTTACATTAAATAATTGGACTAATGATGAGTTAAGTTCCATTAGTTCCAATAGTTCCAAGTTTTGTAAGTTTGCTATTATTGGTAGTGAGGTCGGTGAAAACGGCACGCCTCATCTACAAGGTTATATTGAATTCAAAACAAAGTCTCGGCCAGTTGGTGTATTTAATAATCCACGGATACATTTTGAAAAATGTAAAGGTGATAGAGCTGATAATGTAAAGTATTGCTCAAAGGATGGTAATGTTGTATTTTCGTTAGGTATGCCTAAACCTATTAAAATTATTACTAATTTATATGATTGGCAAAAAAATATTGAAAATATTATTTTAACTGAACCTGATGACCGGACTGTGTATTGGTTTTATGATAAAAAAGGCAATATTGGTAAATCTGCTTTTATTAAGTATTGTGCTGTTAAGCATAAAGCATTATTTTGCTGTGGTGGCAAAATGGGTGATATTATGAATTTAGTGTTTAATTGTGATATGGATAATTGTAATTGTGTTCTCTTTGATATTCCGCGGGCTAATGAGGGTTTTGTTTCTTATACTGCGTTAGAATGTATAAAAAACGGTATGATTTGTAATACAAAATATGAGACAGGCGTTAAGTTATTCAACGCACCGCACATTATATGTTTTGCTAATTTTAGACCTAATGATATGACTAAATTGAGCGCCGATCGGTGGAAAATTACTAATCTAGGCGAACCAGATTCTGATGACGAGATTCTATAAGACTGCTAATGCTCGTTCAACCACTACTGTCGGGGACCCCGACAGGCACGGGCCTCCTCGAACTCCGTTCAAATAGGTTGAGGGGCGTTGCCCCGAGGGGAGAAAGAAAGTTTCACTCAATTTGTATTTCTTGTTTAATATTAATATTTGTCATTAATATTAAAGTTAATATTTAAGCATCCTCGTATTCTGCGTATGTAATAGCATCTATGCTATATAATGAACGAAAGTTTCCAGTTGTTCCTGTTCCTGATGACTGACCTGTTTGTGGTGTAAATATAGCCCACATAGTCAAATTTAATATATCAGGATTTTGAGGAGGTGTCCAGGGTGAAGTATCACTTTCTGCTTGGTCGTTAAATTTTAGAAATTTATTTTTTAATATATATTTACAGACATCAAACCCAAATGTTTGTGATAATTTAAAATCATTACTTGCTGGGTGGTCTGCTGCTGTTGCTGCTGTTTCTGAATAAGTATTAGGGTCTGACGCTGCTCCCATTTTAAAACGCCTATGAAAATATACTTTGTAATTATCCTTATTTAATGGATTTAACATATCCGTAGATAAACAAGTTGGAGCTTTTTCTTGTTTTCCATTTTGATATAATTTAGGAAGTGTGTTATCTACTGCCGCTATATTTTTCAATAATTTTCCAAAATATACATCTACATATCCTACATAAGAATTAGATAATGTATCTGTTGCTGTTCTTACTGGTTGAATTATTCCTTTAATAATCCACCTTTTAAGTTTAATGGTATTTCCTATACGCTGTGCTTGACTTGTTCCTCTATCAATATTAAATAATCTAC